TTTTTCTAAAGTAATTCTATCTGTTTTAAAACCACCTTCTGACGCATCCATAACACCTTGTGCTTTAGCACTGAACCCCGCACGTTCTTTTGTATCATCATAAATAACACCCTCAGATTTACACCTAGGGCACTTGGATAGATTTTTATAAGGGTCTCCGCTAACTTTTATTTTTTGAATGTAACCTTTTCCCAAACATTCGCCGCATCTAATAGCTTTTGTCTTGTACATGGGCATAAGATACATCATCAATGTTTTTTTAAATTCCAACCTCGTCATACGGGGCCTTTTTTTAGGCTTTTTAGTAAACTTATCAATACCTATGTTAAATTCTTCTCCCCATGCTTTTTTATCTATTACCTTAGTCCCATACACCAACCAAGACAACTGTTCCGGACTAGAGGGATTTATTTTTGTGTCGCCCATTTTATCATGAATTATTTCATCTATTTCAATTCGTAATTTATCATGTTCAGTTTGAAATTCTTCTCTAACTTCTTCTAATTTAGGAATGTCAATACGAATCCCATTTGTTTCCATCTTAGTTAAGGTAGCACAAAATTCACACATTACTTTTACAGTTTTTATCAAGCCTTTATCTTTGTCTGTTTTAAAATCTTCCATCTGGCTATTAAATAAGGCTCTTGTTGCAAGAACATCCTGTCTACCATACTCATCTACAATTTTAATTGGTATGCTTTCAAATGATACTCCTCTTTCAATGTATGCCTCTGTTAAGTCAGATTTTCTATGTACATTTCTTCTCTCACAACATGTTTTTAATTTAATAACTTTTTTTATTCCTCGATTTAAAATATACTCAGCAATCATTGTATCATATATCTTACCGGAATATTTAAATCCTGTTGCTAGTAACCAAGCCAAATCAAATTTAATGTTATGACCAACTAACAGTGTAGTTTTATCTAATATATCTTGTACCTCTTTTACCGGGGCATCACCAAAGTATTCATCATGTTTAAAAAAGAAATACTTATCATTCATACCAATGCTAACAATAAAGTTATCGGGGTGATTAAATGACGGGTCTTTTTTCTTAACATTCCCATCAATAATTTGATATGATGTTTCTATGTCAAATACTGTTATCAATCTCTGTACCTCGATATTTCCGGCTCTATTTTAACCATAATTTTTCCATGCCATCCCGTTATTTTATTTTTACTAATGGATAAACTTCTTTCATTATCATTGCTGTAATCACTATTGGGTTTGTATCCCACACCTATAATTACATCTGCCTCTGCGGCTTTACCTGTCTTACTATTTTCCATCATGTCAAATGTCATGTCCCATTTACCGGATGCGTCAGCGGATGCTTGGGATATACCTATAATAGAACAATCTCTACGCTTGGCTACCTCTCTGGCTCCTGTATAAATGGCACGAAGTTTCTCATCACCCCGTGCAAACGTACCACCAATATGAATCTTATCCAACTGGTCAATAATTAATATGTTGGGTTTTTCCTTGGCTACATAGGAATCAATTTTATCCAATGTCCAGTCAACCGTGTCCAATATCCTTATGTTATCCT